ATTGAGGAAGAGTTAAAAAAACTTCTTGGTGATTAATATTTATCGTTATGAGTAAGTTTAAAAATTATAGTGAGAAAAATTTAAGGTTTCTTTTAAGAAGAATAAGACAAGATATCGATCCTTTTGAAAATGGTAATGACCTAATTACGTATAATGGTAAAAAGGGAATAATGAGTATTTTGGATGACATTGGTCTATCGGCCGATAATGACGATTTGTCGTTTATTTTCGCATTATATAAGATGAATCCAAACTTTGAGACTGAACAAATTAGAATTCCAAAACTGCATACTTATGAAATAATCACTAAAAGATATGCAACTATTAGTGTTAAAGAATATTGGAAAAATGGAGTGGAATCTTATTTTGACGACGAAAATGACGTACAGACTTTTGAAGAATGGTTTGGTGGTAATGATTGGTGGGATGGTGAGATGATTGATAGAGATGAATACGATGAAGAAACCACTGAAACAGAAGTTGATGAAATAAATAAAATAAGTTGATATTTATTAGAAAAATTGTAAAATGAAATTCGGAGAATTAAAATCAAAAATAGAAACTTGTTTAACTGAGTCATATAAAAACAAAAACCTTAAAAGAGATCTTTTTGTTTTTGAAGAATTGGTATTAAAGAATAAAAATATTTCACAGGTGTTCTTCCTATATGATGAGTTATCATCTAATAAAGGATTGTCAGAATCAGTGGCAAACGAGTTCATTAATGAATCGATCACCGCTTATGAAAACTTAGTTAACAAAATTACTCCTAATCAAATTAAAGAATTAAAATCTTGGGTGGGTCATATCAAATGTGAAAATACCTACAAAAACATCGATGAATTATTTTTCTTAAATGTTTTGACTTTAGAGAATAAAATCAAAAGTAAAAAAACAATTTTAGAATCTTTAAAAAACAACCCACAATCACAAAAAGAAATAATTGAGGTTCCTCTAAACTCTATGGTTAACGTAGCGAATAAGACGGTGGAAAAATTTATATCTTCATTATCTGAATCAGAACAAAAAGAATTAAAAACTATTCTATCAACCCCTAAAGAAACTTTAGTTGAGAACTACAACAAAATAAAAGATGAGGTTCTTAATAAATTGAACGGTAAAAAGAAAGAGTCAGATTCTGAAACTCAAGAAACTATCAACAAAGTTTTAAATAAATTGCAGACAGAATCATTCAACGAATTGAATTACTATAAGTTGAAACAACTTAACGGGGATCTTTAATTTTCTTGGGATTTTAATTTTTGAATATAAGCCGCCTTTTGAATTTCGGATCTTTTCTTAACTGAAGGTTTTGTAAATTCTTTCCTACCAAATAATTTGGCGTTTTGTTTGGTTCGAATAACCTTACCCTTGAGATCCTTTAATGCTTTTTCAATATTTCCTTTTTTTACTTCTACGTATAACATAAATTTTTAACTTGTTGATATAAATATAATAATTGGTTACATTTAATTAAAAATAAACCTTTAGTGTATGAAAAATATTTATGAAAAAAGGGAAAACCACAAAATTAAGTGGGTATCGCACGTTTAAATCACATTATGGAACGATAGATGCCCAAAACCTAAAATCAATTTACATCAACATTCAAACATGGGTAGAACCTAAAGACGAGGTAGAAAATTGGAACCGAGTCGTGTTAAACATGTCAAGATCAGTTAAACATTGCGTATTAGAACACATAAACAAAGAAGTGTTCGACACTAAATTCATAGTAGATCTTGATTTACGAACAAGCGGTCTACAACTAAAAAAGAAGTCCTTTATGAATTTAGAAATAAATCTTTTTCTTTTAGAACCTATAGACTTCAAATCACCAAGATTAAAAAAATACGTTAAAAGTATTATTAAAGAAATTTATGGTGATGTCATGAATAAAAACAAATACTTTAAATTTTATCTAACAAAAAATGGAAATCAAAAACCAATAAAGAAAGAAACTGAAACTATTTAGTATTTATAAATAAAATAGTAAATGAGCGATTTAAAAATATTAGGTCCAAGAGATTTCGGAAAAGGGATTCTTGTTGAGTACGACGCGGGATACATAGATCCAAATGAAAGAAGAAATTTATCTATGATTAGAGAAAATCGAGATATGTTGGATCACTCAAAACCATTTGAGTTTTATGCGGTTTTACAGAAATACAATACCCCAAATAGAAACGGAAGAGTTTATCCTGAAAAGATACTCAAGAGAGAGGCTGATAACTATAAAAAAATGATTCAAAAAGGTACAGCTCTTTCGGAGTTAAATCACCCTGAATCATCTTTAATAGATTTAGATAGAGTATCACACGCCATTACTGAAATATGGTGGGAGGGTCCTGTATTGTTAGGTAAATTGAAACTACTTACAAGTCCAGGTTTCCACGAAAGAGGTATTGTATCAACTAAAGGAGATTTAGCAGCAAACTACTTACGTCAAGGAGTTACTTTAGGTATATCTTCTCGTGGGGTAGGATCACTTAAAAAAGTGGGAGAACAAAACGAAGTACAGGATGATTTTGAATTAATTTGTTTTGACTTAGTATCATCACCATCAACGCCAGGAGCTTATCTTTTTAAGGATAAAGATGAAAGAATGAACTATGAAGAGAATCTTGACGAAGAGAAAAAAATGAATGCTGAAAGACATGTTGGGGAAACTGGAGCAAAATCACTTGACTTAATGAATAGATTATCCGATTATTTGGATAAATAATAAATTATGGACGAAAAATATTTTGTAGCAAAAATCACCACTGATATGGTAGATTCTGAAAGTGGTAAAGTAAAAAAAATTAGAGAGGAAAAATTAGTTCGTGGGTATTCTCCAACTGATGTTGAGGCGAAAGTAACGAAGGTTTATGAGAACTACTCTATGGAATGGAGAATTACGGCAATCTCAGAATCAAAGATTGATGAAGTAATAGAGAATTAAGAATAATAATAATTTTCTGGAAATGGGAAAGGACAAAAATGTCTTTTCCCATTTTTTTTTGTTTTAAATGTCCGTAAAGTGAAATTTTTTGAAAGTCATAGATATTTATTTGAAAACTCTTTAAAAAAAATATGAGCAAAAATCAAAATGTAGTAGAAGACGCTCTTTTCCAAATCAGGAATTTGGAGGAGACACTTAAAGAAAACGCAAAAGGAATACTTCAGTCAACAATGAGTGAAGAAATCAAACAATTAGTAAAAGAATCCCTTAAAGAAGCAAAAGACGAAGAGGAGATTGAAGAACAAGAGGATCCTATGGCGGGTGAAGAAGAACTTGACACAGAAACTGAAGTTGAGGACGAAGACATGGACGATGAAATGGAAATGGATGTAGACATGGACGATGAGGAAATGGATATGGACGATGAAATGGATATGGACATGGATGACGAAGAAATGGATGATGAAGAAACTATCGATTTGACAGACGCGTCAGATGAAGAAGTTTTAAGAGTATTCAAAGCTATGGGTGATGAAGATGGAATCGTTGTGAAAAAAGAAGGTGGAAATGTTCACTTTAAAGACGGTGATAATGAATATATGATCCAATTAGGAGAATCTGAAATGGAAGATGAATTATATGAAATGGAAGATGAATTAGATGAGGAGATGGAAGATGAAATGTACGAAGGAATGGACATGGAAGATGAATCTGAAGAAACTATCTATGAAATCGTAATGGATGATGAAGACGATGATGAGGAAATGGAAGAAGGATTCTCTTTAGGGGGAGCACTTGCTGGCGGCATCAAAGGAGGTTTTGGTCTTGACGAAGAAGAAGACGAAATGGATTTTGATTTTGAAATGGATGAAGAGGAAGAAGATATGGATTTCGATTTTGAAATGGATGAGGAAGAAGAAATGGATATGGATATTGAAGCGGTTATGGAAGCGGTTAAAAAATCTATTAAACCAAAAGGAGTTGGAATCGGACATGGTCCTAAATTCAATTATGACAAAAAACCTAACATGGACGGAGGTTTTGACGAAAAGAAAAAAGAAGCTTTTGGTAAAGGAGTTAAAGCCATGGGTACAGGTAAAGCCAGATTTGAATATAAAGAAGAAAAAAATTACGGCTCAAACAAACATGAGTTTAAACGTAAGAAAGTAGACGGAGTTGAGAAAAAAGCTGGTGACGTTAAAGGTCATTACAAAACTTACGAGAAAAAAGAAACTAAAGAAGCTGCAAGAACTTACGGTAGTGGTTCTAAAGACGGAAGTAGAGGTCTTAGAAAGGCAAGATTAAACAATAGAAATATGAGTTTTGATCCTTTCAAATTACACGAAAGTGCTTCAAACGAAGTTCAATTATTGAGAGAGAAAAATGAAGAGTACAAAAAGGCTCTTGATGTATTTAGAACTAAATTGAATGAAGTTGCGGTATTTAACTCAAACTTGGCTTACGCAACACGTTTGTTTACAGAACACTCAACAACAAAACAAGAAAAGATAAATGTCTTGAGACGATTTGATAATGTTGAGTCTTTGAAAGAATCAAAAAATCTTTACAGAACTATTAAAGAAGAATTATCTTCTCCAACAGGTTCTAATGGAGAACAAAAATTAACAGAATCAATTGAAAGAAAAGTTAATAATTCAGTTCAAACTGGATCATCATCTAACTTAATTGAATCTAAAACTTATGAAAATCCACAATTCTTAAGAATGAAGGATTTAATGGGAAAAATAAAATAAACATAAACACAAATAATAAAAAACCAAAAAAATGGGAGCATTATTAGAATCAGGTCTTGTAGGTAACATCGGGTTGAAACACCTTAAAGTTATCAAAGAAGACACAATTAACAAATGGGACAAATTAGGCTTTTTGGAAGGTCTTAAAGGTCACCTTAAAGAAAACGTGGCTCAATTATATGAGAACCAAGCATCTTACTTAATAAACGAAGCATCATCTGACGGTCAATCAAACGGAGCGTTCGAAACAGTTGTTTTCCCTATCGTAAGACGTGTATTCTCTAAATTATTGGCTAACGATATCGTATCAGTACAAGCAATGAACTTACCTATCGGTAAATTGTTCTACTTCGTACCTAAAATTCAAGGATACCAAAATGCATCTTCTTATGATGCTAACGCATATCCTGATACTGT